CTGAAGCCATTGACAAGGGCGACCAGTCTGATGGTGTCCGCACCCCGGTCACTCTTCGCACCTTGCTCCCGCTCGCACAGGAATGCGGCGGCGATGACAAGAAGTTCAACCGTGCCCTGCTCACCACCGTGTTCGGGCAGTTCTCTCCGGACGAGATGCAGCACGCCCGAGAGCTTTCCCGATCCTGCATGGGCATCTGACCTAGCCTAGGTCACACAAAGGAAACAGATCAATGAACAACATTAAGTACAACACCGCCGCAGTTCTCAAGTCACTCGCCAACTTCTATGCGGAGAGGGACATCGCACTCGTACCCGGCAGTTCACCGAAGACGGATGGCAATACCATCCACCTTCCCGAGCTTCCCCGGGAACTGAATGTCGAGCAGCTCAACACCCTCCGTGCCTACCTCGACCACGAGGCGGCACACATTCGGTACGGCAGCTTCAGCTCCCACGACTCCGAGAAGTCATACTGGACTCGTCCCGCCAAATCCTTCACTCACATGGAGCCGTATGGCAAGGTGGGCAAGATCGTTCACAACGCACTCGAAGACAGTCGCATCGAGTGGGAGATCGAGAGGGAGTTCGAGGGCGTGGGGTTCCGTCACATGCACGACGAGTTCTGCGAGAACAGCTTCAAGCCTGACAGTATTCACGCTCTGATTCACATGCTCTATCTCAACAGCCGCAGGGGCTGGGGACACCACCCGGACTGCTCCATCTGGGAGATGCGGCTTGACTCTCTTCGGAACAAGATCGAGAAGTCTCACCTCATGGAGCTTGGGGAGATCACCGACCTTGCCATTGAGGTTTGCGAGATCCTCAAAGAACCGCAGGACACTGGCGATGACGGTGACAGTGGCGACAGTGACGCTGACACTGGCGATGACGACGGTGACAGTGGCGACAGCGGCGGTGACAGCGGCGAAGCCTCGGATGACACTGGCGACAGCGGCGGTGACACTGGCGACAGCGGCGGTGACACTGCGGATTCCGAGGGTGATGCCGATGACTCGGCTGGCAGTGGTGGCGATGGCGGCAGCGAGGGCGAGGGCGAGGACTCCGGCACCGACAATGGTACCGGTGGCAGCGGCGGGGGCGACGAGGGGGACGAGCCCGGCGATGGCGAGAGCGACGGTGGCAGTGACCCAGACACTGGCAATGTCGGGAGCAGCTCGGGTGACAATGCGAACTCAGCCTCCGACACTGGTGCGGGGTGTTCGCAGGCAAACCGCACCCCCACACTTGACGAGTTGAACCGCAAGCCTCACCGATATCTCAACGAGGTATCCAAGGTTCTGGCCAAGCAGCTCAAGCCCGGCAAGGGTGAGGAGGGTTTGTCGGTCGAGGATGTCGCAGATGTTGGCGGCACCAGTAGCTTTGCCAGCGGCAAGTGCGAGGCAGATCTCTGTCACCGGGGCGAGGCACACTCTGCGGGCCACGCTCGCGGCTCCATCCTTGGGCGACTCCTCGCAGCCAAGGTCAGTGCCATTGACACATCAGGCTTCAGCCCTCCCCGTACCAGTGGGCAGGTCGTCGATCGCGGTAGCCTCGCGCGCTTCGCCAACGGGGTGACCGACCGGGTGCTTTGCCGGGTGGAGGACAGCGAGAGTCCGAACACTGACATTGTTCTTTGCCTCGACTGTTCTGGCTCGGTTTCTTTCCCAGCCTACGAGGCGATCGCCAATGCGTGCGGTGCCCTTGACCGTGGCTTCTGCATGGCCGGTGCCTCCGTTGGCATCGTTGCCTTTGGCGAGTATATCCGTGTGACCAAGCCTCTGAGCAGGAATGCTCAACGCCGATGCTTCTATCCAATGCAAGAGGGCAACACCGACACTGGCAATGCCATGCTCAAGGCTCACGAGATGCTCAATGGCGGCAGTGGCCGACGCAAGATCTGCGTTGTTCTTACTGACGGTATGCCCGGCGTCATCCAACACAACTTCAAGGGCACAGGCAACCCTTACATTGGCTCACCATGCCTGACTGCGATGCGACGGTTTCATGCAGCAGGCACCGAGCTGATTGTCATGCCTTTCGACACCAGTGTCGGTGTCATGGATGCCAACCTCAAAAAGCTCCAGCGTCACGCGAAGAAGGGCAACGAACAGTGCGAAGCGTGGGTGGCTGGCTGCCTGCCCTTTGCCAAGTATCTGCTCGACTGCGGCGTGTTCATCTCCGACATCAAGCGATCGCCCCGACTCATCGCCAAGCAGGTGATGGAGTTTCGTGGCGACCTCGGCAAGTACATCCGATGACATTGTCCACCCGGCGGCTTGGCGTCCAAGCCGCCGGGTGACGGTAATGACAATGTCTACATCGTGCAACCCCGATCTGGGGTCACTGCAAAAACTTTCACCGTTTCTCTAGTTTCGTCAAGAGCAACCCTTTACTCTTCCGAAAGACAGGTAACATGATTCCCATGGCAACTCACCAGCAGTTCAAGATCTATATCACGGCAATCGACTACGACGACCACGGCGGATACCCGCAGCACTACCGGAATATCTCTCCGACCAGACAGGAAGCCGAGCAAGATGCGAACGACTTCATCTCGGAGAACCCAAGCTGCGTCGAAGCGGTCATCAAGCGTGCCCCCGTCCTCGTCTACAACTCTCCGAAGCGAGCGTTCATCGACGGGCTTAAACAGGGCATGAACCTGACCGACATCAACTCAGTCCCAGATGGTCCACCCGAGACGCTCGCTCACTGGACGCACAAGACTGGGTGGCTCATCAAGGACGAGCGCGCAACCTCTCGACGACCGACCATCCAACAGGAGGAATGCTGATGTCGTTTCAAAAGAGCAACGCCCTGACCGTCAAGGGCAGGAAGGCCAAGGCCATGCGAATGTCAGTGGATATGAAGCACAAGCCCAAGGATCGAAGCAAGGCCAAGGCCAAGCCTCGGCCCGGGTTCAAGAGGAGGCCTAGGCAATGACCCCGATCGAGATCAGCATTGGTTCGGATGAGATGGAACTCGCAAGAGCTTACGCCAAAGCATTCGAGCTTGGCGGGAAGTCCTTCCGTGATTCAGTGTCTCGCATGGAGAACCTTGCGATCGATCAACTCGTCGGTGTCGTTGGCGAGATGGCATTCTGCAAGTATCTCACTGGCGACATCGGACTGTGGCGGCTCACCAAGTGGGCACGCTTCCAGTGCTTCAGCCAGAACGACAATGGTCAGGACATCCTCGGCCTGAACGTGGATGTCAAGACCTCACTGGTACGCTCCACCTCTCTCCCAATCGGCGAGTACAAACTCGCCGTGCGGGAGGAGGAATTGCGTGACCAGACCGTCTACATCTCATGCCTCATCACCGGGCTCGGGGATGACTCGGCCACGGTGAACATCATGGGGTGGGCAAACCGAGAAGATCTTCCTGATCTTGCAACTTCTACAGGTCCGTGGGCTGGTGCGCATGTGTTACCAGTTGGTAGACTTCACCCGTTGCCTGAACTGAAATGGTTCGGGAGATGAGGATTACACCGGTGTGGTGCCGGTGGTTCATGGGACGCTGCCGGGGTCTCCTTGGCTAGTGGAGGTGGGTGCTGGTCCTCTGACGAGGCCACTTGCTAACCCGGCAGCGTCTCTTTATTTCATCCAATCAGGTACATCCGGAAGATCTCTTTCGTCTGCCCCCGACTCGGGCTTCTTGCTTGGGTCGGGGGTCTTTCTTTTTCTGAGGTTGTACTTCGACATGAAGGTCGCGAACACTCGGAACTTCCGGTTCGGATCCTTCTCATTGTTGTAGAGGAAGTCTTGAAGCAGGGCGTCAATGACATCCCGCTTCGGCACCTTGTACTCCATTGCAATCTCGGCGACCGAGTCGAGCAGATGCTCGGACACTCTGACAACCTTGGTCTTGTGCCTCTTCGGATTCACTTTGACATCTCTCGGTAGAGCTTGGCGGCGTGGGCCTGCAACTTGGACTTCGCTTGGAAGATCCTGTTCAGTGTCTCCTCGTCATTGTCTGCGTTCGCCTGAGACTTGAGGTCATTGAACTTCCTCCCGAAGTTGAGCGCGGCCTTGACCATGTCATCTTCACCCATCCGAAGAAGCCCTCGATACATCACGAGGTCCGCCCGGGTGTACTCGTTCTCCTCGACATACTCCCGCAATGTCATGTCGCTTTCTTCGAACCGGTTCTTGAATCGCCGGGCCTCTTCGTAGTAGTGCTTGAACTCGTAGAAGTCTCGGCTGTTGTTCTGCCTGACACGCTCGCTCGCCTCGCCATAGAACCTTCTCAGAATGGGCCGCTGGCTTGCGGTGGTCGGGATGCCATCGACATCGAACAGTCCAATGATTCTGTCAAGCAACTTGGCTGGGCCGAACAGTGTTTCGTGAGCCATGAACCGATAGAACTCTGGCGACATATCGATCCCGCCCGATCTGACCTCCGGCCTGCCTCCAGTGCCCTCATTGATCCCCTTGGCAATGCCCTTCCACATGGCATTGGTGCTGTCAAAGCCAGAGTCCGCACGGACTTGGCTATCGCTGTACGACCGGGGGAAGATTCTTCGTCCGGTCCAGTCGTAGTCCGTAGTTAGTCCAACAGCCGGATCCAAAATGTCAGGGAGAATCAGGTTGGCCACACCCGAAGTCCGCAGGCCAAAGAACCTGTCATCTGTCGGTGTCGTTTCCTCGGCGACAATGTTGGTCCCACCCAAGGGATTGAGCGACCAGAACGAGGCCGCAACGTCACCCACGGCCCCTACCGGATCAGCGTAGTCGCCACCACGGAACATGGCCTCGCCAAGAACCCTGCCCCCATTGCAGACAGAGCCAATGCCGTACGGCATGGGGATCTTGATGAATGCCGTTCGCCCCTCAGCATCCTTCCACGGGCAGGGGATGATGAAGTTCGTCTGCTTGATGTAGTCGGGGATGGACTCCCACTCCTCGTCATCGAACGCAAGCGAGCAGAGAAGTGAGTTGACAAAGCCATACCCAAAGGCAGTCTTCATCACCCTGAGACTCCCGAACTTCCGGACCAGCTTTTCGATGCCCTGCGTACCCACGTTTGAGAATGCGTAGATGCTGTTCGCGTAGCTGCCCATGTCGTCGCCGCGACGAGAGAAGTCAACCGTGACATCGCGGGAAAGAGCAGTTGCCTTTTCGGTCGTGAATCCTTCCTCCTTGGCCATCTGCCAAGCGGCGAAGCGGACCCCGTCATCAAAGGCGTTGGTCAACTTGCTGAGAGAACCGAACAATCCCCCGAGGATCTTCTCTGCACCGAAGAAGATCTTGACAGGAATGCCTCGCTCCCCGCGTGTCGCCTTCTTCATCGCATACTTCATGGCTCGCTGAATGTCCTTGCTCGTCTGCATCCCATAGACATCCTGCGGGGCACCCGAGTCGAGGTACTCTTGGTAGGCCTTGCTGCTGGTCTTGCCAGAGAACTGATGGGCCAAGACCGTGGCGAAGGATGACAACGCCTTGGCCGCAAGCCTGCGTCTGACCCTGCCGAATCCCTCCACCTTGAGACTTGCCGACGCTTCTTGGAGGTCTCGAACCGGGTTCACCAAGGTGAACTCGATGTTGTATCTGGTAGCCAGTGCCCGCTTCATCCGGGTGAACGCACCCAAGAACTTGAGCTTGCCGCCTGCAACATCATCAAGAGTTTTGCCTGTGGTGTTAAGGATCCTTGCCATCTTTGGATCCTTGGTCTTGATGACAATCTGCTCGCCCTTTTCGTACGCCTTGCCAAGAAGCACGCGGCTCCGGTTCAGCCTCACCACGAGCTTGGTATTGCCGGATTCCTCCCGGAGCTTCTGGATCCGCAGTCGGCCCTGCTTGTCGCGTGGCCCAGCCTCAATGACAAACTCATCCTTGGCGTCAGTGCCAGCAAGGGAAAGGCTTAGGTCTAGGATTCGGTTGTTGATCTGATTCCGAATCGCCCGGCGAACAATCCTGTTTCGTTGCATTGCCAAGTGCAAGACGATGCCTTCATGGAAAGCCTGCCGTTGGTCTGACGCAAGGCTCTGGACATTGTCAACCTCAACCTCTCGGCCCTTCCGATACAACATCGCCCTTCCAATCTGGGCTTGGCCACCGAACAGCACGGGTTCTTGGTCATCCTTGTCGTACTTCGCATCGTGCGTTGGATCGGCAAGGGGGACATAGAACTCGTAAGTGTCCTTGAGTTTGTTGTAGTCCTCTTCGGTGATGAGCCCTGCTTCTCTCATCAGGTCAAGGTTGTCACGCCCGATCTTCTGGTACCGATCCGCAAACGCCATGAACTGCCTTGCGTCACTCCTGCCCTCGACCTGTGCGATGACCTCATCTGCCTGCTCGTCGGTCATGCCCGAGTCACGCTTGTCCCCGGTCTTCTGTCCGAGGTACTCATTGGCTTCCTTGGCGTGCTTGGCATGAAGGTACTCGCCCATCTCTTGGGTGGTGATCCCGGCCTTGACCATCTCTTCAGCAAGTGGGGTGAACTCGTCTTCCATGAAGGATCGCGACTTGCGGGCCACGAGTCCCGGGGCAATGTCAACGAGCTGGAGGGGGTTGATGTCGTCGGGCAACTCCCCGTAAGCCTCAGTGATATCCCTTGTCGCATTGCGAAGGCGGATGTTTCGGTCCTGCCAACGCTCACGCTGGCGGACAAACCCCTCTCTCCTGCTGAACCTCTCGGCGGAAAACAGGATGTCTTCGCCGCTCGCAATGAACATGGGCTCGTCGTACATCTCAAGATCGGCAGAGAACAAGGGAGACTTGTTCCGCTTCTTCTTGGATTCCGGGACACGCTTCGATGCTTCGACAAGGTTGAGCTTGAGTTCAACCTCGGCAATCTCAAGGACTCGCCGAGCCATCTCACCACGGAACCCGGCCTTGGTCAGGATCCGGCGGATGCGGTCCATCGTCCGCTCGATGATGTTCCTGTCGGTGTACAGGGACTCGGCACCACTCGCCCTGAAGCTGTCAATCTGTGACGCAGCCTCGGCCCGCAGCTCCGAAACAATTGTGTCCCTGCCCGCCTTCGTCGAGGCCAGCTTCTTGGCGTCCGACTCGGACATACCCAAGACATCAACGGCGTACTCGATAGCCTCCTCTTGGCTCCTGAACTCTCCGGCAAAGGGCCTGCCGGTGGCAATGTTCAGGGCGACATCAGTCAGGGCCCTGAACCCTTCGGCGTCAGGATCTCTCTCAACCAAGTGGGCGTTCTCGTGGCGAACCACCTGCATGACAATCCGCTCGTACTCACGCTCGATCATCCTTCTGGCACGAGGGTCTCGGATCTTGGAGAACACATCTGCCCCAAGGCTTCCGACTCGGATGTACATGGTGTTGTTGTCAGCCGAGACAAAGCCATTCGCCACCGTACCAGCGGCGGTGTTTGCCCGGTAAAGAACAACAGTCCGGCCACGCTTCCGCATCTTCCGGACCACGGCCATCTCAACCGGGTTCGCCGCACTATCGGGGACAGCTTCGAGGTCACCCTTCTTCAGGCCCAAGGCCTTTGACTTCTTGGAGTTGACGACTCGGTCAATCTCCTTCTGGGCTTCGGCGAGTTCAACCTGCTGGCCAGTGACTGCCTTGTCAATGGTTGCAATCTCAGTTCGGAGCCACTGGGAAAGGCGGGACTTGCCAACCTTGCCAAGGATGCGTGCCTTGAGACTCTGGATTTGCAGCCAGACGGTGGCACCCTCGATCAGCTCGGCACCACCCTCGTCCGACTTGATCCTGATGACCTCGCCAACCTCTCCGGTCGAGAAGTTCAGTGCGTCATCGTCGAAGTCCTCGTCGAGTTCCTCACGCATCTGGTCAGCGGCGGCTTGGTCTTCGGCCCGCTGACTTGCCTGCTGCTTGTCGAGAATGTCAAGCAAGTCCTGAGAGGTGCTAGCTTCGGCCACCGTCTCGCCAGACGCTGCCTCAACAGTGACCGACTCAGGAAGCAGGCTTCCATCTTCAGTCGGAGAGAGTCGAATCTCGACAATGCCTTCAGCCGCAAGCAGCTTCGCTTGATCTGCAATCAGCTTCTCATCGCCAATGATGACGGACTGATCGAGCATGTCAGCGACATCTTCGAGGATGGCAAGAGCCTCGGCTCCCTCAAGATCCCTACCCTCGAACAATGACTCGGCCCCGAACCTCTGGGCGAACTCCTTCGGGGTCATGGACCGGACTGTGTCGCCGAGGTACGCCCCCGCTCGTCGGGGGTCCATGTTCTCGGTGATGATGGACCAGAGTCTTGGGAACTCACTGGCAAGATCGATCGTTGTTCCAGATCCCCAGTACCGGGCCTTCCCGGACTTGGTGACCTTCCGGCCTCGCTTGACGTTGTCTCGGCCCCTGACATCACCAGCCTCAAAAGACTCGACCATCTCAGCAAACCTGCCGAGGGCGAGATTCACACGGAACCGGATGGCCTTCATCGACCGCATGACTCGGTCGTTGTTTTCCTCGCGGCCGGGCTGAACCCCCTTGGATTCCTTCTTTTCTTCCAGCTCCTTCTGTCTGGCCTCCCGCCTCTTCTGGGCCGCCTTGGCCTTGCGAACAGAAGCTGCGCGAAGCTCGGAGAGCAGGGCCATCCGCTGCTTCTCCTTCTCCGCCTTCTGCTCCGGCGACATCTTCGTGGCCTTCTGGACAGGGGCCGCCCTGCCCTCCACGAGTGGGGTTTCGCCAGCCCGGATGTCATTGACAACGCCGATCACTGCGGCCTTGCCACCCTTGCCCTCAAACTTCACGCCCTTGGCTGCAAACTCCCGAGTGATCTGCCGCTTGATTTCAGCGTCAGTCTTGCCCTCGTATCGGGCGATCTTCTTGCCCTCATCAATGATCTCGGCCCAGCCCTCAGCCTTTGTCATCTTGTTGGTTGGCTTCTTGTCATCATCCTGCCGGGTTCGATCCCGAGCCTCACGCCGAAGCCGAGACTGGGTTTCCTCCCGGGTTTCAGGGGCAGGTCTGGTGGGCAGATCACTAAGCGGAGAGAGGACTCCGAGCGTTCCCGGGACCGCCTTGTCAGCAGCTTCGCGACGATCCTGTGCAGCCTTGTACCTCGCAGCGACAATCGCATTGGCTTGCTCAACAGTGAGGTCGCTCGTTGCCTTCAGGGGCCTAGCTTCCCTGCCAACAATCTTCTTGGCCTTGGGCCTTTTGGGCGTGACATCTTCCAGCCCATCCGAAAGCTCAGTTCGTTCTTGCTGGTTCAGCCGCAAGATTTCCATGCGACCAGCAATGACATCGCTGATCGACTTGCCGCCTTCGCCCTTTTGCCTTGGGGCGAAAAGAATCTTGACGATCGCGGCCCGCCTCTCCTGTTGGACTTCATTCAGACTGTCATCTTGGAAGAAGATCCTGCTTCCAACCCCGGTGGACAGAAGCCTCGCAGAGAGAATCTCTTCAATCAACGCTTCCCGGCCAAACGACTTGGCGTAGCCTGCACGAATGTTCAGCTCTCGCTTGGCAATGCGGTGAAGCTGCTGATCGGTCAGGTCACTCAAGGACTTACCCGATGCGTTCTGCCCAAGGAATCCCATCTTCCCGATGATGGTTGCCAGCTTGCCCTTGCGTCCCGGCAGGGGCTTTTCGAGCAGAGCTTCGGTTCTCTCCTTGTTCCGGGCCTTCGCTTCTCTTTCGGTCTTGCGGCTGGCCGCAGCAGCACGCCGTTCGGCGAGGGCGTCATTCGCTTCATTCAGCCGTTCGACAAGGGCGTCTCGCTCCTTGGCCTTGCCCTTCTTGGCCCGGCCAGTCTTGGTAGTGACGTTGTCAATCTGCTCTTCGAGGGATTTGACATTGGCTTCCAGCCCCCGAATGGTCGTCGCCAACTTGGTGTCGCTGGTGGATTGTTCAACTTCGACAGGCTCGGGGACGGGGGCCGGGTCTTCAGGGACCGGCACCTCTTCGACAGCGTTCTCGATCTGGTCTTCGTACTTGCGGAAGATCTCAAGCTCTTCCTTATCCAGCTCCGCCTGCCTCTCCGCAAGCTCTTCCATTCTCTCTGCGGAAGCGGGGTCGTCGCTGGTCAGTGAATCAAGCTCTTCCTGATTGCGTTCGTACTCGGCATTAATCTCTTCGACTTTGTCAAAGTCCGCATCCGAGATGGTGAACTCTTTGCCTTCCTCAAGAGCGGCGGCCACAGGATCAGTGCCAGCCTCGGGCTTGGGCTCGGCCTTGGGCTCAGGCTTGGGCTCGGGCTTGGCCTTGGGCTCGGCCTTTGGTGCTGCCTCTTCTGCCTCGGGCACCCGGTCGTCAATGACAGGCTCCGGCCCCACCTCATCGGCCACCTCTTCCTCGACAGCGATGACATCAGCATCAGCCTTCGCCGTTTTGGCTGCCTCGTTTTTTCGCCTGACAAGTTCGGCCTCTAGCTTCGCCAAGCTCTTGCGGTCTTGTTCAGTAGCAGTCCCGTCCTTGACCTTCTTGCCAATCGCCTTGATCTCGTTTCGGATCTCAGCTTCTGGCCTTCTCTTGATGCCCCGGCCACCCTTGGAGAGCTTGACCGCCTTCCTGACATTGTCAACGAAAGTTCGCCGGTCAGCCTCCGAAAGCCGTTCCTTCCCTCGGTAGACATACGGGGCGAAGATTCGGGAGATGGCACCCTTGGCACCTTTGGCGGACTCAAGGATCTGAAGGGCAAACTCTGGGTGGGAGGCCACAAGCTCGTCCGCGTACCCCTCGCTTAGGAAGTCCTCTCGGCCACTTGCAAGCTCCGATCGGATCGGGGCTTCGCCGGTGGCCCTAGCCTCCCCGATCGCCCCCGAACGCCGCTGCTTGGCACCTTCTTCATTCCCCCTCTTGAATGCCTCAGCAAGCCTCTCGCTGCCCTTGGGGGCGGACAGGCCTCCCGGCCTAGCGGATGGCTCAGGGGCCCTCTCCGTGGCGGTGGTGGCCTCTAGGGCAAGGTCCACCGGAGCATCCGGGACGGACTTCCGAAGCCTTGCGGCAGCCTCTCGGGCCTGCACCCGATTCTCCGAAGCTGACATTGCCCCCAAACCAGCCCCCGCACCGAACGGGGCACCACCAATCGCACCACCAAGGGCCGCCTCGGGTACTCCACGCAAGAGCCGGGTGACCTTGCCGAAGTAGCCATCCCCGGGATTCGCCGGGTCATAGGTCAGCATCTCCCGGAGGTTGTTGGAAACCTGCGTGGCGGTTTCTTGCAAGGCATTGGTAGCAGTGGTTTTGCCGATCGCCTTTGCAAAGTCAGGAGTGACCGCTGCAACTGAATCAACAGCACGGCGGATCGCACCCGGCGACCCGGCGGCCTCTTCTGCGATGGCCCTCCCGAGCCTTGCGTTCAGGCTTTGCCTCGTGGCCTTGATGGTTTTCTTGACAGTGCCAAGCTGGAAACTTTCAAACGCAAGTTCTACAGTTCCGCCGCCAACACCGTGCAAGAAAGCATTGGTAGCACTGGGGATCTCGCCACGGCTCTTCTTGACATCTTCATACCCTTGAGCGGCACCGGCAAACCCTTGGGTGAAGAAACTCCCAAGCACCGCAGGTGCAAGCTGTGGTTGAACGAGAGCGATTGCCATCTGAACAGCAGAGGTCAGAGCATTGCCAATGAACATGCCAGCCTGCTTGCCGGGGTCAACACCAAGCGGATCCTTGAGGATCTCCCTTTCATATTGTTCGGAGGACATGGTTCCCCACCGGTCTTCGGTGAAGTTCCATGCAATGAAAGAGTCCATCTTTCGAGAACCTGCATCAATGTTGGCTCTCGCCGTGTGCAGGCCTACATTCATCATGTCAGCCAAGAATGCAGTTGTTTCGTCGCCTTCTCGCTGGGCACCTAGGGATGTCAAAGCCAGATGCCTGCTGAGTCCACCCATAACATCGTCTGGGTCTCGACCGTCCAGCACATTCTGGGCCCTGATGATGGCACCCTGTACCGGGTTTTTGGCCACTTCGAACTCGATGATTGCTTCGCCTAGGCGTCCCATCGTCCCTTCGATACCACCGATGATGGTCGGGACCGCTCTTCTTATGGCGACTCCCGCCGCCGTAGCAAAGGTGTCGATCGGATCGGTGACTGGGGCAACGAGCTGTCTCAAAAAGCCGGGGCGAGACGATTCGAGTAGCTCGGCTCCGGCAGACATCTCGGGTGCCGCCTGAGATTGCACATCCTGTGCGGTAGGGGGCTGGAACTTGGCCGCCTGCTGGGACTGTGATGCCGAGACCTTCGAGTTCCGAATGGTCTTGATCGCTTCTTCGTAGTTGATATCGAACTGCGTCATCAGGGGTTCAACTCGCCTTCAGTCAGGGCTTCTGTGACAAAGTCTCTTGCGTTGTCAGTTCTAGCTGACTCTTCTTCGCGGATCCGGTCCCAGTTTTCATCGGTCCTTCGAAGCAACTCACCGAGGGCCTCTTCTTGCGGCACGCCAGATGCCATGTCTTCCTTGAACTTCTCGACGAGACGCGGCCAGAGCGTTGTGCCTTGGCCTGCTCCGCGTGCTGGTCCTCCACCGAGGTACTCGTCCAAGGCGTCGTCCGTGGTGTCGCCGCTTCCCCCTTCTTTTTCCAGATCCCTTTCCGTCTTTTCATTCTTAAGCCTTTGTCCTCGCTCGTATTCGGTTTCGGCTGGAATAGCGGGGAGTGGTCGCGCGTCGGAGTCTCCCTCCAAGACATTCTGGAGGTACTCGTAGTGCAGCTTGTTCTCTCGGGCCTCAAGCCTCTTCAGTGCTTCCTTCTTGGTTGCCTCGTCGTATTCGTCTGAAGAGTTAATTCTCTCTCGCGACCGATCGATCCGGCGTTGTTCCTCGGCAACGGAGCCAGTCCGTTCCGCTCTCGCGAGAGCGGCAACAGTCCTCCGCTCTCCGCCGGAGTAGGTGTCATTGAATGTTTCAAAGTCAATGCTGTCAGCGTCGGGGACGTACTTGCCGCCCCTCACCTGCCTGACAGGGACCATGGCAAGCTCGGGCTTCCCATCAACCTCTTTGCCTGTGCTTGCGACCCTGAACCGACCACGGTCGGTCTTCAGGTATTCGCCCTCTATGGCATTGTTTCCGGAGATCCGATCGAACTCTTTGACCTCGCGGAACTCACCGACAACCTGCCTGCCGGGCAAGCCGATCTCTTCGGGCCTGATCCTGTCGCCCGGGGGCCGGTTCCGGTTGATGCGATCGAGAAGCTCCTTGCGTTCTTCAGGGTCACGCCGAAGGATCGCCCGGACCTGAGAGTCTCGCTTGCGCGTGTCTCGGCTGGCCCTGACAGTATCCCGGTACCAGTCGTTGGCATCGCTGTAGCCACGGACCCGCAGATAGTCCGCGATCTCTCGCTCTTGCTCGGAGCTGAACGCACCATCAACAGTGTTGTACCCCGACTGGAGTTGGATGCCTTCCTTCTGCATCTGCCGAAGAACAGATCGCTTTCGATCCCGATCAACACTGTCACGAATCCTCTGGCTTCTCTCTCGGCCTGCCTCCTGCTCTTCGGGGCTGATCGAAGGAGGGGTGTCAAACTCGCCAGCCTCCTGACGACGCTTGAACTCCTCGAAAGACATCTGGTTCGGGTCAGCCATCTTCCGTGGACTGCCCTCAAAGGTGGGCTTCGGCTGGCCAAACTCAAGGTAGTAAGCCTGAGCAGCCGCAATCGCTTCGCGACTCATCGAGGTGTAGGGGCCGGGCCACTTACCGCCACTCTGCTTCCAGTATTCAAACTCGGTTGCGGATCTCCCTCTAAGGCCCTGACCTACCGCAATGTCACGAAGTCCTTCGCGTCTCTGCCTCTGGCCCATCGTCCAGAGTTCTTTGTTTTCCTCACTGACATTCATGTCAGCCTGCGTCTTGTTCCGGCCAATCCAAAGCTCGACTTCTTCAGGGTAGGCCTCGACCTCACCCTTCTCATTCAGCCGCTTAGTCGGATCCGTCTTGAGTGACTCGACTTCCTTCCGTTTGGCAAGGCCCGCCGCACTCTTTGCTTCTTCTTTGGCGACCTCGGCGTCGATCTCAGCTTGGGTTGGCTCCGCATCTTGGAGCATGGCAATGTCGCGTTCGTCTTGCGACATGCCTTCGTACCGCTCGTCATCAGGGCGGAACTCGAAACGCCCCGTGCCCGGCTGGAACACCGGCTGCCCGGTCTCCTTGTCAATGACGGGCACGCCGCCATCTTTACGCATTTCCCTGTTGTACTCGTCGTCAGCACGGCGATCTTCTATCTGTTGCAGTCGTTCCGCCTGCTGCTCAGGCGTCTCCATGCTCTCGTCTGGGGGCATGTATTCAGCAAGCTCTTCCTCCGATCTGCCGGGAACCTGCCTTGCGCCAGCGTCAATTTCAGCGATTGAGGGAAGAGGGTTTTCGCCAATGTCACGCTCGGGCTCGGGTACATTCTGGCCAAAGCCAATGTCACGGTCGCGGTCGAACTCTGGCCTAGGCGGAGCATTGCTGCCACGCATCTGCTCGTTCAGGGGCTCCCCCATGTTCGGCGTGGGAGTAATAGGGAGCATTCCAGACGCACCCGGCGTATCGAACTCTGGCCTAGGCGGAGCATTGCTCCGACGCATCTGCTCGTTTAGAGGCTCGCCCATGTTCGGCGGGGGAGTAACAGGGAGCATTCCAGACGCACCCGGCATCTGGCCCGCCTTCACCTTTTGCTTCTGGTTCCTTGCCACAGACCCCTTCGTCTCGGGGGACAAGGGAACCATCCGGATAAGAGCCTCAACCTGACGGTCGTACTCTTGCTTGGTGATCTTGCCCTGACTCAACATCCGGGCGAGGAATAGGAGCCTGTCTCTCTGATTGTCATCCATCGGTTTTGCCCTTGCCAAACGGGATCAGCTTGTTGAGTGCCTCGCGCCTTTGCTCGCATCCGCATTCCTTGCCGAGTGCGTTGCTGACTTTTTGAACAGCAGACTTGATACCAGTTGTGCTGGTAACTCGGTCAACAACGTCACCAAGCCCCCGAATGGGCTTGCTAGTAAATCTTTGCTTGTTCATGGATCGCACTCCGGTGGCCCTTCTGGCATTGTGATTTTAAGAAAACCGTACAAGTTGTCATCAGTTCCACTGTCCCAGTTATTGCAAGGGGTCGGGGGGAAGCTGTTGTTATTGCAGTTAGGCCTGACTGGCAGACCCGAGTTCCCTGAGCTGACATTTATCTGACAAGGCACAAGCACTGTTTGCCCAAACTGCGGCGGCCACGGCAAACCTATGGCACTGAAATTAAGGTTCACCGCTAACGAGATATTCCTCTGGCAGATTTCTATACCGCCAAAATCAATGCAGCAGTAATCGGATCCCGGCCAAACACCGCTAGGGGGATTGCTTCCGCAGGATGAGAAAGAGCCGATTACGCCGGTGGTCTGGGCGTTGGGCGGACACAGTCCCAAGTTGTTGTCGAGCGGGGGAGGGTCGCACAAGAGGTAATCTTGTGAAGCTGGAACCGAAGGTTCCGGGCGAGTTTGGCACGCCCCATCAGAGGGGCCTGAATAATCCCGCAGCGTTGCCGTGACACTGAGCCTCATGTCCTCGAACCTTGAATCGGCGGGGTTCCACACATAGCTGAACTCGTTGTATTCCAGCTCCCAGTCGCAGGTGATGGTCGGATTGGAATTGCTAGGCGACGAAGAACTCCAACTTTCCGGAAGGTTGCCGATGACAAACTCAATGATTGGATAATTCGCAGTCTGGGACATCCAGTCCGGGCAACTGATTTCTTCGAAGTCACACTGTGAATCACAGCAATCGTCCGCAATGCAGATGTACCTAGGAAAGCTTGGAGACGGGGATGCAGTTTGATTGATATCCCAAGAGCTGTTGTTGTACCAGCCCCTGCCAAGCCAAATACTTTTGCCGCGACATGACGTAGTGGTTGGGTAGCCCATGTCGTCAAATCCGGCAGGGCGAGTCCCAAATCCAATGATGTAAAGCTGGTCATCAGCATCGGAAACAAAATCTGAAAGCTCATCGCAGTCTTCGCAGAATTGGTTGTTGCCCAAGGGGGGAGAGGGGCAACTCGCAATTTGCTCTCTCATGCAAAGGCACCCTTCCCCTTTGGGCAAGTCAGGATCGCATCTTTCTGTTCCCTGACGATCGCACAAATAGCCAGCGAACCTCAATTCGCCACACCCAAGCAGGCCTATCGGGTCTGGCGGGTTGGGATTGAATACGTCAATGAAGGCCCCGTTGAACGAAAACACCTTTGTGTCTACAGCCGCACCATTTTTTGTCAGCGTGTATGACGGGGGCGTCGTTGTGTAGTCCCAAACAATGTCCCAAGGGGTCGCGCAGGTGGGAATGAACGAGTCCCACATGGCCTGCGGCGCATAGAGCTTGGTGTTGCCCTGATTGCAAAACTCACTCTTCCAAACCCAAACATCTTGGCATTCGCTATCACCTACACAACAGCATTTGCGACTCAAAGATGACATCAGCAGGTGACATCCACTTCGTTGCCAGCAGAAAAGAAGTACGAAGACTGAACCGTTGTCGTACCAGCAACTCCTCCTCCCGCGTCCACAAGCGTGGTAGTCAGGCTTATGGGTGCAGGGAGTTGGTACATGAGGACAACTGGCTTTACTTCTCCATTAACGCCAATCGGCAGCAAGGTAACCGTGGGGTTGTTCGCCTGAACCTTGACGCCGTACGACTCCTCCAGCGTGCCGTTGTTGTCAAACTCGGCACCATTCAGGGCGAACCTCGTGTAGTTGTCAGAGTTATCGGCCGAGTTCGTGAATGACTCCCACTTGTACATCCACAGGTTTCTTGACTCGTCTCCGGTTCCGGGCGGTGGGCTTCCGGTCTGTCCATCTCCATCATTGCCATTGATGAGCCTCGCCCCCGTGATCTTCGCCAATATGAACGTCGGGACATTGGGCTCAGGGATCTCTCGGATCGCCATCGTCTGATAGAAATCCTTGGTCCTCGCGTACTCCTCGATGATGTCCCACATCTCTCGGAGGTCTCGCCGGAACGATTCAGAGAACGGGTTGAATCGCTTGGTGAACTTCAAATCGGATACCCCGACATATTCACTGCCTGATACACCTGATTGTTGCTGACAATCCACTCGGTTCCGTTGTGGCTGATGACCTCCTCCGTCCAGCCATACGGCCGGTAGCGGAACTTGTACTGAACAATGAACACAAGCTGGGCGACAATGCCAGAGTTGTTCCCGCCCCAAGCAACATAGAACGTCAATGCACCAAGCGTCTGCTGGCTTTGCCAGTCAACATCAATCCCCGTGTTCAGCATTGTCTGCACATCAAACGTATGCCCCGCGAACTGAAGGACGTTGTTATTGACCTTCCCGATGTCGTTCTTGGCCGCCTGAAGCTGCGGGAACTGGTACGAGTTCAAGATGACAGGGACGGTGATCTCTTCTTCGGGTACCTGAATCGCTCTCGAACGCGGGACTTTCGATGCATCCGAAGCCTTGGTCGGGTCGTTCGCGTCTCGGTTGGTCGCGTCCAACCAGTTGCTGGCTTGGTCCTTGTAGATGTTCTTCGCACCCATGCGAGCGCGGGAGTTGTACACCACGCCGCCAGCAGAGGGGACATCAAGGGGGCCACTGCTGGTTCGGCTCCTCTTGTATTCGAGGATCACTTCGCAGGTGTTGTTGCCAATCTGCTTCGCGGTCGCCCTTCGGAGCGGGAGGCTCGGGTCATCCGGGTGATAGAACTCCGTCCCAACCGCTTTCTCAACAGCTCTTCCCAAGAGAGTCGTGTTCTGGGCTGGCTCGGTCATATCGACGCGGACAAAGACACGACGCTCGGCCTCCGCCCCATAGGTCGTCTCCGTGTTCCGCTGCGTCGAACCGATCAGATCTCGGTAAACCTTCGATGGCATTCAGATCTCCATGACCTGCTTGAGGAGGTTGTAGGTCTGCGAAAGCTCGCCGCTGATTTCCTTGAGGGTCGAAGAGATGATGTTCAATTCGGAGACATCAATCTTCACTCCCTCGCCGGAATCGACGGTCGAGGAGTCACGGATCACAGGCTGATCCTCCATTGCTGGCATCTGGACCCTTGGCTGCGGAATCTCAGGGAGTTCACCGCTGTTCATCAGCCTCTCGAACTCTTCGTCATCGAATTGCTTTGGCATCAGGCCTCCTCTGCACTCGTCGAGAAGTCAACCTTGGTGAACATCCCGGTCATAGTCACGCCAACGAAGGGGCTGTTGCGGGACCAAGAGATGTCAATCCCACGGAACACAACCGTGCCCTCCAGCTTTCGGCCAGAGTGGGGTCGAAACGTCAGCTTGCAATTGGCGTTGGTGTTTCCATCGTTGTTTGAACTGACGAGGTTCTTGATGTTGATCGCACTGTCACTGACCATGTAGCCTTGGATCTGGAACTGCGTGGAAGCAAAGCGACCCTGCTCGTAGATCCTTTCGGTGTCATCGGCACCGGTGACCTCGACGACCTCGACTTCAGAAGAGATCTGGACTGCGGCGGCCTTGACAACAAACAGAATGTTGTTGGCACCGGAGTCGATTGAGATTGCACCCTCAACGATCGCGTTGTTGGTGACGGTTCCGGGCTTTGCGAGAAGCTCATGTGGCATGTTCAGGGTCCAACTTGGTTGCCATCGATGTCGTAATAACGCACCGTGTAGTCGTCAGTGTGCCTTCGGAACTGCCCACGCATGTCACTGCGATCTACGTTGGGCCCGAAGTTGTCAGGCGAGTTCGCTCGCCCATCCAAGAGAATGGAAGCGGCAAGCCGCTGGCTGAACAGCTCTCGGTACCGGCTGTTCGGGGTCTCGACATACTCCTCGGCAATCGACAGGCAGCTTGCCAAGATCGTCTCGGAGTGCTGTGCCCCACCCAAGAAGGTGTCGCTGGCGGATTCTGACTCGTCGCCTTGAATCGCGATGTACTTGTATCTAAGGGTGTAGGCCTTGTCGGGCTTGGGCCAGAGATAGAGCTGGAACTGGGTCGGGTTGTCCGGGTACTCGGTGTTCGCAGCATCCTTCGGGACAATGCAACAGACCGAGGGCCGGTCCTTTCGGTTGGGCTCTTCGGTTTGGATGATCCGGAAGTTGGCCTCGCCCACATTCTCAACCGGGGGCTTCGACTGCTCGGTGGGAAAACTCATGTCACCAACGAGCCCGCCAAAGTGGGCAGGCAGGTCGTAAGCCTCCTGATTGGTGACGGTCGCCAGATCAGCCCAAGGCTCAAGGAATGACCAAGTATGGACACCGGACTGGCCCGGGATCGGAGGCGGGTTGTAGAACTGCCTCAGCCCCCGCTTGATGAAAGCGTTGATGTCCTTCTGGCCCTGAGTAGTGGCCTGCGTGTACTGCCCAAAGGACATGAATCGGGCAATCTCATCCCGAAGTTCCGCTCGCGTGAGTTGAAGTCCGTCTGGCTGGGCCATCAGTTTTCTTCCTCACACTCGTACTCACAGTCGTCTTCGCAGTCTTCGCAGTCTCCGGCGTACTGGTAGCCCGCCATCTCGGCGAGAGCCTTGGCTTGATCGGCCATGACTTCAGCCTTCTTCATGCCCGCGTTGTAAGAGGCTTCCTTTTCCTTCGCGATGGCACGGTCAGTTCCCGGCTTCTTCATGAACAAGCCAGCGGCACCACCGAGGAGGCCAATCAGGAGTGCCCCACCCGGGAAGGCCGGAGCAGCCTCGCCCGCCGCCGAGACCGCAATGTTCGTGGCGGATGTGACAAAGCCCAGAAGCTCGTAGCCTCGGTCGGTCTCCGCTTCCAGCCGGTTGGTGTTCTTCTCGACGTAGGCCTGCCAGTCTTCCCATACATCAGGAATCTGGGTCAGGGTGACATCGCCTTCAATGTCAATGGCCTGCTTGACATCCGGCGGGACATCAACGGAAATCAGGTCAGAGACTTGACAGCCTGACACTGTGACGCTGACCAGAAAAAACGCAAGTCCAGCACCAATTAGCGAGACCGACCAGCGGTTCTGGCTGACCCACACCTTGATTCGTTCGATCATCGGTTTGACTCCAACAGGGAAGTTCTTGTCCGGAGAGATTCGAGAGACTCAAACAGCCTCGCGTCATTGGTTGTCAGGGTGATTTGAGTTTGGAGAAGATCAGAGGCGATGGCTTTGATCTCCTCAATCTCCTTGGTGTTCTGGGTCAGCTCGCTGTCTTTCCTGCCAATGTGCATGAAGACCCCGGCCACCCCAATAATCAGCACGATCAGTTGCAAGAACTGCATGACCGAACTGACTGTCTGCTTTGCATCAGTCGTCATGTCGCTCAACTTTCAGTTCGCCCCACATGATCTTTGTCCATTGTTCGCTTTTGAGATTCTTGACTATCACCCGATAGGGGTGGGCCCCTGCCACTACGCTGCGGTTGGGCTTGAAGTCGAACCTGATCCTGTTTCCGTCAATGGTGCCGGGATACGGCTTGGTTTGGCCTATCTGGAAAAAGACAGCACTATCGTCGAGTGCTACCGGATCCCCGCTTTCGAGCTTGTAAAGCAGGTCGAGTTCAATTTTGCCGCCATGTTTTGCGACAATGTCATACGCTGTAGACACTAGGCACCCTTCATTTTATCAATGCCATCAAATTAGGCAACGAGAATGGCGATTCTTGTGTGCGGGGCCTCGCCTTCGTTGGCGTACCGCTTTGTCATATTTACCGAAAAAATCAGGCAATCATCCCGGAGAATCCCAGCGTCCACGATGGCATCTTGTGTTGACTTGATGAGATTGTCGAGGTCTGGCTTGCAGATGTGAACTTCGTCAACCGCAGACTTCCGGAGTCTCTTAGGCCTGCGCATGACAAACTCACCCGACAGCTCGACGGGTGAATCAATAGGGGTCGATCCAAAGTTGATCGCCTCTTTGGCTGCGGATTGGACCGCAGCCTTGTAGAGGGAAGCTGTCCCCGGGGTGTAGATCCGGATCCGCCCGGCTATCCGGGCTGCCTTTGGTCTTGGCTGAGGCCTTGGTTCCGACCGGACGACGAACTCATATAGAGTGCCCATACCATCCCCCTTGTGAAGTGAGACCAAGTCTCAGGGGAACCATGGACCTTCCCAAGTATGGATTGGAGATAGGTCCGACGAGCGACCTCTTCCCTTAGCTCACCGATCTCCTCGGGGGTAAGCAAGGACAGATTGAACGCGATCCGCTCGCGGTCACGCTGAACCTCCTTCCTGATCTCCGCCTCGTCGTCCTCAACAGGGGCCTCATTCCCCGCCGTGGTGTTCGCCTTCCATTCCCGGTACAGAGTCCTGTACCTCTCAAGAATCCACTTCAGCTCCGGCGTCCTACTGGAGTAGTTCGCCCGGACATCCTTGATAGCCTGCTCCAGCAGGGCTGGCTTGCACTTGCCCAGCCTCTCCCGGTACAGGTTCCTCAACTCATGCCCATCGCCCAAATCAGCGTGGGGCCACAGGGCCTTCATCAGGGGCCAGATTTCTTCAAAGTCCTTCACTAGAACCCCTTATCCGGCTCGGGGCCAGAGGATTTGAAGCCCCCATTGTACGCCCTTGACGACTTCAATGCCCGTAAAAGCCAGCTCTCAACGAACCTGCGGTACCGACGCTTCCTGTTGCGGGGGTTGGTCAGAAGCCATGTGTGCATCCCAGCAAGCTCCTTGCGGACATCAACCCCTTGGAAGCGAGACTCCCAGTCCCGGATGACCTGATCGCTGATGTTGATCCAGCCCTCCTCGGGATCCCAATCGATGCCAACCGAGGCGGGGGCGACGACGGACTTCGCCGCCACCACCCGCCCAATAGATGCAAAGAATTGTTTTTCTCCAAACTCTGCAATGAGTGCAAGAACTTGGTCATCGAGGTTCATTGAAGTTCTCGTTGACAAACTCATCGATGTCCCTGATCCCGTCTCTGATGCTGGTTCCAAACCCACGGAATCCTTCAAAAAGAACAAGCCATCCATGTCTCACTTTCCAATCCAATTGGTTCCATTGCTTGTTCCACTCGTGACAAGTCGAGTGGTTGGCAAGCCCGAGAAGAGAAGAAATCAACTTGAAGTTCTTGTCATGCGATGGGACGTTTTCCCAGACGCAACCCCACCAGATCCTCTTCAGGTCAATCTCTAAGTTAGTCCGCCCCATGTTGGTCGGTGGCGCGCCGAGAAACTCGGTCGCCTGCTTCATCACTTCCGGGGTCGGACCCCGCACACCTAATTGTTTTGACAATCTCTTCAAGCTCTGATTCCGGGATTCGGTAGACCGGGAGCTTGCCACCGATGTTGATGTCAACGGCAGGCAGCTTGCCCCCCTTGATCCACTTGCGAACGGTGTAGGCAGATACCCCGATCTTGGTCGCGAACTGGGGCACTGACAGCAGGGGATCGGGTTCAGAAGGGGATGTCATCGGTGGGGGCACTCCTCTGTTGGGGCTTCGGCTCCTGCTTGTCACTGATCTTGATCGAGAGGGCCTTCGAACCGTCCCTCATGTCCTTGACCCAAGCAGCCAGCCGACGCTCTTTACCGTCGTACTTCACCCAGCCGGTGTAGTCGGGCTGGGCATCCTTCTCCTTCTTCTCGTTCCGGAAGAGAAACGCCGTGTCATCGGACTTTTCGTACGCCATTACTTGGACTCCTTGTTGACCTTGCTTTCCTTCAGACTCACGGTGTACCCGTGATGCTCGAAAACCTTCATCAGATACTCCTCTGGGAGGCTTTCGATGCTCGTGAACTCACAACCGTACTTGCCCTCCGCCGCGCTCAGCAGCCGGGTCTTGTACTCCTTGGGGTCAGGCTTGTCAGCGAGAACCCAATCAAACGCCTTGACCATCCAGTCCGGGGCCGCCTCCGGGAGCTTGGGCTTCGCCACTGACTTCATGAGTGAAGCACTTGGCTTGGGCTTTGGGGCCGGTGCCGCCCGCTCTGCCTGCGGCATACTGTCAATCTCCGGCTGGTTGTCCAGACGCGGGACCATCAACAGGTCGCGGAGGGTGTAGTTCATCACGGTCGTCAGGGCCGCGAGAACCGTCTTGTCAGGGTTCTTCCCAGCGACAACGATCATCTCGTTGCTGAACTCCATCATGGAGCCTGAGTCCGGGTGGGCCAGCACGAACTCCGAGGTGACCTTGGAATCTTGCAGGCCCCACCGCTTCCGGGTGAACACAAGGCGATTGTCTAGAAGGGCCCTCCTGCACTGGCCGATCATCTCCTCAGCAGAGGTGTAGCCATACTTGCCCCAGTCATTCTGGGCATCCTTCACGACTGCATTCAAAGACAACTGCGCGTCGCGGAGGGCCGCCCACATCTCACTGAGATTTTTTTCCTGCTCTTCCATGCTCAATCCTCGGCCCATGCGGGCATCTCAAAGTTTCTGGTTCCCGTGAACGCCGGGAACTGACCCGAGTTCTGGCACCAGTGAAGTTGCTCAAGCCAACCATCCACGATCTTCTTGCCCCAGTCCAAGACATCCCAGTTCAGGCGGACAATGGCCACCGCGTAGGGGGGTGCCTTCTCGACCGCAATGATGGTGAAAGTGTCCCGGCTGATGCCTTGGCTTGCGAGGGCGTCACGGTAGTACGCCCCCTGTGTGTGGTAGAAGTATTTGATGATCGAGCGATCGAAGCCCCGGGTGGCGTCCGTCGTGGTCTTCAGGTCAACGATCGAGCTGGCGGTGATGGCGTCAGCCTTGGACTTGCGTCGGATCTCGTACCGGCTGTCGTTCCAGAAGAACTCGGTCTCCACCTGATTCATCGCAACCGCCTCGTCGATCATGGACGCCGCCTCTGGGCAGCCCATCACCGAAGCTGCCATGTTCTGGGCGGTCTCCCACATCCCCTCCTGAACGACCCGCTTGTCCCCGTCCTGCAAGTCCTGCCACTGCTTCTTGCCCTCCTTCGTTCGGCGGTCGATCTTCCCCACCTTCACGAAATCACCTTCCACAGTGTGGGGCTCAAGGACCATCGCGTGGACCAGCGATCCTAGGAGCAGGGCGTCAGATGAGATGTTGGGGGCTTCGACTGCTGCCTTGTAGTGAGCAGGGCTCTTGGCCATGTTCTTCAGCATCGAGTGGCTGACCGCAGGGTTGGAGTAGTAGTCGCTCATGCACTCAACCTAGCACAAAGCCCAGACCGTGCAAGTCCACAAAAGAAGAAAGCCGGGATAAACCCGGCTTTGTGTTCAGGATGTGGAAACGATCAAAGGCCGCCAGAGAAGATCCGGTACTGAAGGACCGGGCTGTTCGCACTCGCCTTTACCTTGATGGCGTTGGATGCAGGGAACCGGGCGGAAAGCCTCCCGATTGCGTACTCGCCGGGCTTGAGAAGAATCCATGCCTTGAAACCCGAGATGTCTTCTCCGATCTCGATATTGTCAGTGGCATCGAGGTTCCGGAAGAAAAACACCCCCCCGTCCTGCGAGCTGCCAAGGTTGCCAACCTGAAGGGATGACATTGATGTCCCTACAGACTGCGTCCCACCCTCGCTGGCGAGATCAGGCCCAGAGGGCAAGTCGATGTTGATCTGCCCCGGGGCGATGGTCTCAGCGTAGTTGGTTGCAGCGACCGCCAATGTTGCTGACAACTTGATTTCGTCAGCCATGGGTCAATAGCCCCCGCCCTTCATCTTGCTCTTCATCTTGCCCATCTTGCCCTTCGGCTTCTTGTCTTCTTCGACCTTCTGGTCCGTGGCCTTCGCGTAGGCCGCAGCGGCCCGCTGGCCCTCTGCGGTGTACGGGAACCTTCTTTTACCGACCTTTGGCATTACCAATCAACCCTTTCTGGGCCCTTCTTGGCCCGCTTACCCTTGCTCGTGCATTGTGCCTTGGTGGGCCTGCAAGCAGGATATGGCCGCTTGCTCCGATCGGCAGAACGCCTGCCGCAAGGCTTACCAGTCTTGCAATCGATCCAGCCCTTGCCCTTGTTTTGCCCAAACCAAGTCCGCAAACTCACTTCTTGGGCCTCTTCGCCTTGGGCTTCGTGTGTCCAAAACCCTTCGCCTTAAGAGCAAGATGCTCCTTGTTTGTGTTTGCTTTCACAGGCTTGCCCGAAGGCGAGTACATGATGTGAGGGACAAACTTCTTCGCCTTGGCTTTCTTTGATCCAACCTTTTTGGATCCCTGCTTTTTGTAGTTACTGTTCACTTACTACCCTTCTTCTTGCTTGACTTGTTGCCCCAGTTGGCAGCACCAACCTTGCGGCACTGAACCAAAGCCCCAGATCCATAGGCCGAAGGCCAAACCTTGAAGCGGCTCTTCACCTTGTGATAGCAGGCGTCCTTCTTGCCTCCGCTCTTACTTGCCACGGTAGGTGCCTCCCTTGCTGCCGGGCTTGCGGGACTCGCCGCCCGAGGACCAGAGGTTCCGGCACGCCCAATACTTGGCTGACAACTTCGAGGGGCTCTTGTCGCACCCATGCCGGGCCCGGAAATTGCGCCGGGCAGCACCGGAGTAGTTGTGCCCATAGCCCGTGGCCCCGAAGTGAATAATCTTCTCTTGGCCGTTCGCACAAGCCTTCACCACCTTCTTCTTGTCGGGGTTAGGGCTCCTGCGGGGTTTGTTGCAAGGCATCGACGCCTTGTCTAGCTTCTTCTTTGCCATATCAACCCGTCCATCTCGTGAGAAAGAGTCCGATGTCGTAGCTGTCTATTAAACCATCATTGTTCAGATCTAGCCACGGATAATCACCCCCATACCCAGCCAAAAGCGAAGCAAAATCATCGCCGCCAACCGCCCCGTCCATGTTGAAATCCGCCCTGTCATACAGAGCTACGCTCCAACCAATGTCAATACTCTGCGTCTCGGCGGGCATGAGGCGGGTTTCCCAGTATCCCACAACAGCACCGTTCTCGTAGCAGAGCGGCATCGTCCAATCAATCTTAGGACGCAGCCAAGGATCAATCCTGATCTCATGGCGATACTTGACGATAGCTGCTTTGGTGCGCCAGTTTGTCAAGTTCGCTTGGCCTGACAACCAAAGGGTCTTGTCGTAGCTAGACCGGTTGTCCTCGTACTTGGTGTAGACCTGTCTCGTGGGAGTCCACTCCCACCCAACGGACTTGGTGACACCACCATGCTCAGTGCGATCCACATCGAAAATCACCATTGGAGGGGGGCAGTCCATCAATCCCTCATTTCTTTGGCAATTGACATCATCCGGTTGGTAGTCCACTCCCGATTCTTGTCAACATTGTTGTAGATCACATCAATGTCCCTTCTGAGCCCGTTGACATCCCGGTGGTGGATCTCTTTCAGGGAATCAACGACTTTTTCGAGATCCGAAACACGGTGACTGATCTTCCAGACAAAGCCGATCAGGCCAACGATGGCACTGCCCAGCAGCATCCAAACTAACTCAACGATTTTTTCGTCTTCGAACATTTTTTCCCCGGTACTGAAGCGGGTCAAGGATCGGCTGGTTCTTCCATGATCGGGTCATAAGCAATTGTCTTCAGATTGTTTGCTGTGACAATCATTGCCTCTGCTTGTTCAACAAGAAGATCAATATGCGACTCGTCAAGAGGTGTACGGGGAGCAATCTCTTTGTAGTTGTAAGCCAGATCAGCGAGACTCGCACTAGTGCCGCTGAGATTCTTGGTGATGGATGCGAATTGGTGAATGGTGTTCATGTGATTCCTTATGGTGTGAGAACTTCAATTTTGACGCCCATGTTCGCGTCCAATCCGAGGTTGTTCCCCCAACCGTTGGTGCTGTCATCCGTGGGAGTTCCCCCACTAAAGTCGGAGTTGTTGATGACCATTTGCAATTCTTTACTGCCAGACTTTGTGGGATTCAAAGTTGCATTGCTGCTATATGCCGATATCAGATTGGCGAGAGTATCGCTGGTTCCAACGTATGTTGAGCCGTTGTTTTCGATAGTTACTCGGGTGACTATCGAAGTTCCAACCTCCGTCACAAAGGCATCCCTAGTTGACTCAAATCTAAACTGAATGTCTACAAAAACAAGTGCGTAAGGAGAACTGGTGAATCCTCTGAGTCTTGGTTTCTGGGAGTTTGATGGAACAGGGTGGTTGGTTACAGAATGCGTCAAGCTGTAAGCACTGTTTGCCCTCCACCAACCCGGACCTGAGATAACCAAGGAAGTTGCCGAATCCTCAGCCTTTGTGTAGGTCAAGTGGACGGTTTCCGTTTGAGGGAAGAACAACCACTTGGGGGTCACGCCGTGTACTCCACAGAGAAGATTACATCAGTTGCAGATGAGTTAGAAGACATCGTGATAGTGATGAGAGCATCTGCTGCAACACTTGTATTCGCAAGCGAAGACTGATCGCCACTGGAAGTAGAGACACTCGCAACTTTGACTGTGTCACTTCCATTCTTCAAGGTCGCCGTAACCGTGCCGCTTCCACACTTGATAAAGAATCCAGTAATGGTTCTGGCAGAGACAGTTGAAGGGTCAATCGTATAGACCTTGTCCGCCGCAGCCTCAATCTGCCCTGTGTAGGCATTGGTGACAGTGCTTTGGGTAGCAAGGCTTCCAAGGCCAAGCGTAGTCCTTGCTGCCGCTGCGTCTGCATCGTCGATCAGGCTGGCACCATAGGTACTGACGCCATTGATGTCGCTTGCGTTACCGAACCCAATAACATTGGAGCCGTTGGTCTTGAGAACCTGACCCGCCGAGCCATCGGTGTTGGGGTACTCCATGCCACTGATGAAGACATGGCCTGTCCCATTGGGGAGCAGCGGGATGTTTCCGTTTGAGGAAGAAACAATAGTGTTGCCGTTGACATCCAGATTGCCAGCGAGTGAAGGAGTCGTGTCAGCAGAAACACCCGTCAAGTAGGCAAGCGCGGACCATACCGCAGCTCCGGTGCCGATCTTGATTTTGCCTGTATCACTCTCGAACCCAAACTCTCCGGGTTGGAGAGTCGGATTTGCAGCGGTCCACTCAGAAGCAGTGCCGCGTCGAACCTGTATCCGAAAAGCCATTACGGAGTTCTCCCGTCGAACCTTGCCCCGTCTGGAAACATATCCGAGATCGGGGTGAACGAAGAAGTATTAGCTGCCCCACCGTCAAGAAGAACGAAGGACTCTTTGAATGGGATGAATGTCTCAAGCTCTGGGAGCCGATCCAACGCGAGCCTTCCGCTGGTGATGTTGTCAGCGGAGTGATTGTGTGCTGCGGCAGCAAAATCTCCAAAGTCATACGTTGACGCGGTCCCCAGAGAGAGAGCAGTCCTCGCCGCCGCAGAGTCGGATGAATTGGCGATCGAGCGGCCCAAGCTCGTCGTGTTCGAATTGGTGAGGACGTTTGAGGGGTTCTCGGTCGCGATTGAAGTCAGGCCAAGGCTTGTCCGGTAGCTGGCTGCGGTTGACTCCCCGACCACTGCCCGGACATGCCCGGTCGAATCCACGAGGATAGAGGTGGGGTAGACCTGATAAGTAAGCCCTGTTGACTCCGGCCCAAGATGAGTGATGGTGACATCGTTGGACGAGTCAATTGATACCGACAGCGGACCAGACCCAACACTCAACGACTTGACATACGTCGTCGGAATGTCGTCGCCTACTAAGATGGTGGGCTTGGGACGCTCTTCTACCTCGACGCTAAATGTGGTAGAGGTGACAGGTACAGTCGTGCTTGGGACGGTCTCGGAAACCGAGGTGACAGTGCCAATGCTCGGAACCGAAACATCAACCGTGAACCCCGGCTCTTGGACCGTGACATCGGTCACGCAGTCACCGCCTTCAGGACGGTGAACTGGCCGCCAAGGATGTAACGGACAACATCAGGATCCGGAGTCGTTTCCTTCACCTTGACATCGTAGACACCCGTGGCCGGGGCGGTGATTCCGCCCGTGACACTGGCCGCAAGCGTCATCACGATGTTCGGCGACCCCGAAGACAAGGTCACCGCACTTGTGGTCGAGTCCACTGCGAAGAGCGTGGAGGCCGAGCTAGCGTCCACCCGCCCATCAATGTCAACCACATAGCCCGACGAAAGATTGACTGGGTTGCCAGCGGCGTCTTTGTAGGTGATCTCCAGCGTAAAAGTTTCGCCGGAAACGAAGTCGAAATTGAATTGGGGCAGGGTCATGGGAATGAGTACCCGGCACGATCCTGTGCGGCATAGACGTAGTCAATGACAAGAGACTCTGGAAAGCTCCCCTGCTTGATATTTACGGATGACAAGAGGATCTCATGGGCGTCATGGCTCCAGCTTGGCCGAAGCTCGGCGACATCTTCGTCATCAATGGTTGCCTTGACGAGTCCGTTCTTAGTTACATTCAGCCCAAAAGTCATGAGCCTCTTGGTATCAAAGATCCCATCAAACTGGATTGGGACGCGAGTGTTGGTGTAGGTTCCGCCCACATTTTTGATGTGTACGAGCTGGAACAAAGGCCCAGCAGCACCCTCTTCAAGCGTGGTTACATCTCGGACAAACCCGCAGATCTCTGACCCCGCCGCAATTCCGGGGTCGCTGTCGAAGCTACCATTGGTAAGGGGCGACAGTGCGTAGCTGATAGGTCCAGCGGCGAACCCAAAGAAGAAACCTGTCGATGCGAACTTTGTCGCAGGAAGCTCAGAACTGGATGTCGTGGCATCGGCGTCAAAAGCAACCGAAGCTCCGACGCTCAGTGGCACCCCGGAGTTGCATGACCAAACGTCAGTCGTATGAGCGTGGATTGCGGTGCCCAGCCCATCACCGACTGCGCCAAGGCAGTACAGGCCGTTCGGATGCACCAGCACTCCGGCACTTGCTTGAGAAGCCGCCGAGCTTTTGTTGATAGTCCAACTGTTGTCTTCTGGGTCGGGCGAGGAGAAGTCATCGAACAGGACAACCTTTTCTCTGAGATTCTCCGACCCGAAACTTGTCGGGAGGCGATCGCGGAATCCAAAATGCGGCATCCTAGCTCCTATCGATTGATGTCATCGTTCACGCTGGGCGTACATGCACTCAAGCCAAACAAGGGGCGTCCCGCTACCGGCACCCTGAAGTACGAGCGTGGGGGTCAAGGCACTGGTCGGGATGTTCGTTGTGATCGCAGGCTTTTCGATTCCGTTCACCCAGTAGCGGACCTTGCTCGTCGTCGCAAGAAACTGAAGGTCATACTCGGTGTCCAACGCCGCAGCGAAAGCGAGGGTTTCGGTGATGGCTGACCCATCCGTGGCATTCGAGGTCAGGCAATCAATGTTGCCATCATCGCCGAGCTGGGCGAAGCCGATCGCCTTGTTAGACAGCGCGCTGCTCGCAATCAATGTCGAATCCTTCGGGGCAAGGCCACAGAAAAACTCGGCGGTCACACTCCCGGTGAACCGGAGCTTGGCTCGGAAGTAGATCTTCTTGCTCGCATCCGGCGTGTGTGCGTAATGACGCCACTGGACATTCATGCCCTGAGCCGCAGTCGCCGCCCCAGCAGTGACCTTCAGGCGAGCCCCGTCGTAGGTCTGGTTGCTATCAATAACAGCGGATCCGCTGGTGAGCGCGGTGTCAACCGCGCCGAGATCAGTGCCGTACATGGGATCGAAGAAGAAGACGTTGTTCTGCTCGCGATCGATTTGATACGGAGTGAAGGCACCCTTCTGCCCCCAGTAACTAACAATTCCCATGGCCATTTTCATGGCTCCTTTCTGGAATCAGGGGGCGAGGCCTATGGCCCCGCCCCCCACTTTGTTTGCCCTCAGCGGACGTTGGATCCGAGAGAGATCCAGTCAACACCAATGTCGTGCGTCGCGCTTCCGGTCAGGTTGGTCACGGCCCACTTGAGACCTGCCGCAGCCCATGCTCCGCCGCTCTTGTTGATTTCGGCGACCTGCGTTCCGTTGACGAAATACTTGGCGACCACAGCTCCGCCTTCGCATTCCACCAGAACCCGGTACTCGTTGAAGCCCTCAACAGAGAAGCTGTCCGGAAGCTGGGTAGACGCAAGCGTCACCGAACTGTCCGTGGAGCCATCGTCGTAACGACAGACGACAGTAGTGGCCTCGGCCGGGCTGCTGTCGGTGCCATCACCAACAGAAGTGAGGGTGAACCCGATCGACTCAGCCGGGTTGGCATCGGCGTTATTGGAGAAGCCAATGTCATGGTTCACCGTGTCGTTTGCGCCGAAGATGCTGATCGCACGGGCTGCACCCGAGAAGACAACCCCATCGGCGGGCCTGAAACAGTGGCCGCTGTTGTTGGACAGAAGACTTCCGCCCTGATCCAGCACGACGACGGAACCGAGAGCTGACGCCTGAGAATCCGCGACAGTGCCATCCTTGGTGACCACGGGATCCTTTGCGAGCGTGCTGTTGAAGTCCGTGAAGAGCGACTGGCCATCTTCGCCATAAGCAAGATGAGGCTTGGAAGCCTGCGCACCACGGTTGTAGCTAACGATCATTCCCATTGTTCTGACTCCTTTCTGCGAGATCAGGCGTTAGGGATGGTCACAGCATCGGTCGAAAGAACCGCGTTGCGGCGTCGATCGGTGCAGTAAGTGTTGACGGTGCAGTCGATGTGGGTGACGAGCGTGGTGTGCTGGTTCGGAGCAACGTCCGGACCCATCTCACGCATGTACTCACCTTCGAGGAACACCGGGTGGAAGACGCCCCAGTTGAGCATGTAGATCGGGTCGTTCGTCGCATTGTCAAGGTGCGGAACGTAGGTGATCGGCACGCCACGGAACATCACGCGACCAGCGTAGGGCTGGAGATCGGCAGAGGTGACCTTGTCGTTGGTCCGCTCGACGATCCGCTCAAGACCAGCGAGAGCCCCGTATCCGCAGTAGATACCGTGGCGGTCACCGGTGTTGTAGGTCGGAACGCTGGCGTTGGCGATCGGCTTGAAGCCGGTCTTGACGTACGCCTCACGCATCTGCTTGGTCAGGCCAAGGACGGGGAAGACGCCATCGGCACCGTAGTTGTCGCCGCCAGTGGTGGTCCCGTCAAGATCGGCAGCGTCGTAGTGACCCCACCAGTTCTGCCAGCGGGGGTAGGTGGTGCTGCTCAGGCCAGCGGTGCCGCCCGAGAAGAGGTCGCCACCAGCGAAGGCACCAGTGCCAACAGAAGGCTCGCTGCCCGAGGTGGTCACCCAGTATCCAACGCCGTTCATCTTGAGATCGGACGCGGTCGAGGGGGCACCCCAGAAACGCTTCTCCATGTGTTCGGCGAGCGAGATCATGGCGTCAGCACGGCGAACCGCAACGAGGTCAACGATACGGCGGGGATCGCGGTTGAACGCAATCTCACGACGCTCGATGGCGTAGTTGACAGTCTGGTGCTTCCAGCCAATCTCAGCAGTCTTCATGACATCGCCGATGTTCACCTCGTCGGTGGCAAACAGGCTGGTGTCCTTGGCAAGACCGCTGTTCTCGACCATGACATTCCACTGGACCGAGGTACCGGCGGAAAACTGGACGCGAGATTCCTGAAGCAGGCTCGAAAGGGCCGTGTGTTCAGTGAGGTCGGTGGCGATTTCGGTCCACCGAAGTTCACCCAGTTCCTTCTGGGTGGTCGTGATGAGATCCTGAAGATCCGAAACGGCAATGGCCATTTTGGTCTACTCCCTAAGAATTGTAGATTCCACGTTCCGCCATGATCTTGTGAACGGCACGGAGTGCTGACTCCTTGGGGGAGAGCGAATCCGTACGCCGCCCGCTTGCCCGAGAGATCATCTGGGACTTGCGGTCTTCGACCTTGGCTTCGGTGGCTTCTTGTTCAATGGTTTCTTTGACACCGCCGAACTCCATTCGGAGTGCCTTTTGAATGAGTTCACCTTCATCCGGAAGGGGAACATTGGACCGCTTGTAACCCTGTGTCATTACATCGATAGCGGTCTTGAGCTTTGCCCGGTTCGACTTGTCTCGGAACACGGGCTGCCATTCATCGCCGAGGGAGCTGACAAGTTCATCAACCTTGGCGGCTTGGGAAACCGTCTGACGCTCAGACTTGAGCCGATCGATTTCCTGAACCAGATTCGACACAACCCCGGCTAGATCTTCATCGAGGTAGTCGCCGATCTTCTTCATGCTGGAGACGGACGGCTCCGAGACTTGCTCAGGAGCTGGCTCTGCCTCAGCAGGTGCTTGCTTGGTTTCGTGGTCGCTTTCGTCTCCCGGATCATTGTCACTGAATGGTTCGGGGGATCCCTCCGCGATAATCTCAGCCATCTTTTCGCTGGGATCCTGAAAGTCGTACGGGCTTTTCTCGTTGTTTTCGTTGTTTTCTTCAGTCATATCCTTGCATGTCCTGTAGTCCCATGGCTCGGAAAGCCCTACGCCGCTGGCTGGCATTCTCAAAGATTGCCCGCCCGTCCGAGGTGTAGTTCAAGTTTACACCTTTTCGACGCATTTCCTCCATCGCTTTCGGGATTTCATCCGGGTGGGTTCCAGCGGCATCGCTGTAAAGAGGCCACCCCTTGCTGTTTGGCTTCTGTCGGCTGTGTTCCCCGACAATATCGCGTTCCCAAACTAATCCGTCAATTTCAATTCCTTCACCTTTTGTCTTGTCCCACATTTCTGTCATGGACATGAACAGAACCTTCTCCTCACCGGTCTCAGGATGTCGATATCGGTAGTTTGGCATGGCTTGAGAATATCAGCGGGGGGCTTCCGGTGCTGGCTGCTGCATCATCTGCTGCTGTCCCGGAGCGGGCGAGTTCCCCATCAGGGACTGAATAACGGCTGATTCGCGGGCCTCTTGGGTTCCGCCGGTCGGGATGTTCCGCCTGATGTTGGTCCGGGTGGTCGAAGCTGGGCTCCCACCCTCCTGCTCCATCATGAGAGTCGCCGCCTCGCCGGGGTCGCCCACGGGAATGACAAGGCTCTCGATTTCAGGCATATTTGAAAGTTCAGCAATCTGGCGAATGAAGGCCGTGGCGTCGATGGTCAGGCCCTGCTGCTGAAGGTTCGGGGTGAGAGGAACGAGGAAGTTGCTGACAGTATTGGCCAAGATCCCCAACTTTTGCTGCGGGTTCGACTCACGCATCGAGGAGGGAGAGATGTCAAAGTTCATCTCAAGGAACTCGGACTCCTTCCGATCCTTGGGCTTGAATGTCAGCGGCACCTCAAAACCAGTGTCGCTCATGACATCCACGAGGTCGTACCGGCGGACCGGGTCGTACCAGACCCACGAGGCCACCGACCGGACACACCGCTCGGCGAACTGAATGACAGCGGACTGCATGTCTTGGATCTTCTGGGACGAGGATGCCTTGATGATCTCCTCTTGTCCGACAGTATCCGCCTGCACGGACAGCCCACCCATGGCGGACAGGTTGCCAGCCATGTAGTCAAAGAGCTGCCGGAGCTGGATGCCGAAGGCAAGGTTGTTCTGGTCAACCCCGCCGAACCGGCTTTCTCGGGTAGCTTCAGGCCGATCGACCCGGATCATGTCACCGTCATCGGCGTGCAGGATGCGATCCCCGTCATCATCCGCCCCAGACGCCACCAGCGTGATGGTCTTCTGGCGGTCGGACTGGCGTACGAGCTTTCGGAACGATCGGTTCAGGGCGTCATTCAGGTCCACAAGGTTGGCGATGGGGGGCAGCGGCATCAGATTGCCACTGACCTCGCCAAGGGCCAGAGGGATGTATGGACCAATCTCAGGCCCCTTCCACTCGACTTCGCGGACGGGCTCATCCATGATCGGAACGCCGCGAGAATCACAGGCGAAGGTCAGGATCACACCCTCGTAGGGCATATAGATGTCCCAAAGCTCAACGACATCCTTGGCCCGCGTGTAGGTCGCGGTCCCGTAGGCCTGCTTGGAATCGAGGGAGCTGACCTTCTGGTCGCCATACTCGTTGTAGGCCTGCTGCTGCTTGGGCGTGGGCTTGTTCTTGAAGGTAAACACCTTCGAGTCCATGGCCTCGTCATAGGGAAGTTCGTACCGGTTCCCCACGAACTGCATGGCTTCCCAGTGCTTGGCATTCATGTCGAGGACCAGATCATCGAGATCGACCGCGTCCATGAACGGGAAGCCCGCATCGTGCAGGTATCCGGGCATCTCACCCAGAGCCTTGTCAGTGATGCCGATCTTCGCAACGCCGATTCCAAACAGGGCGTCAAACACCACGGTGTTCATCGCCTGCTTGAAGTCCATCTCCTGAAGAACCTTGCCCATTGCCAACTGGAACTTCCGAGCCACCGGGCGAAGCGAACGCTTCTGCGTACGGATCCGGACCGAAGGGTTGGCCGTGACAAGGTTCCGCCGATAGATCTGGACTGCCATCTCAAGCATGTTCACAGGAACACGATCACTCGTAGCCTCACCGTTGTAGTGACGCCCGAGGTATGTCTTGAGATTTCTGACCCGTTCTTCTCGGAACGGGAGCATTCGCAGTCTTGACCACTCAAAGGCCTGACTTAGTTTGCTGTAGTCGCTCACCACTGGGTCGCTTTCTTTTTGGCATCCTGTTGCTTACGGCGTCGGTACATCAAGCTGCCGGGTTGAATAGTTGGCTTGGGGGTTTTCTTGTTCCCCTCATATCCCATGCACAAGCAAAGCAGAGCATCCGCCGTTGCTCTGTCACCGTGATTCATGCGGGCACCGGAAGAGTCACGAACACTGACAGAACGAGAATGCTCAATCCCGCCACCCGGCATATACACAATCTCACTGCATTCAGCGAGAGCTTCTTTCGATCTATTGATGAAGGACTCCGAAAAGAGCTGCCTTCGATAGTTCCCGAACAGGGTGAGCTTGGTTTCTCGCGTGGGAACCCAGCCCATCATGTCACTCTGCTTCTTGACTGCTCCGCCTTCCTTCTTGCGGAACCAGATCTCACGGTGCCCCAGCTCCACGACCACATCGCCGAAGATCCTGCCGGGGCCTGCGGCTTCCCAGCAAAGCAGAGCGGGTAGTCCGTACTGGTCCCGAAGCCACCGGGCCAAGGCCACCGCATACCGGGCAAGCTGATCGGGCCGCATGTTTGGCACGGCGAACTCGCCCACCTTCTCACGGGTCTTTCTGTCACCGATGGACAGGCAAGAATTGCTCGACCCCGTCCCGGTCGCAATGTCAATGCCGATGGCGTACGACCGATCCTTGGGCATGTCGCCCGCCGGGTCAGGGTGAGCCCACATTTTCAGCCTCCCTCGGGGGGAAGGCTCGAAGTGGACATTGTTCACGGTGTCGTCAAACTCAATGTCACCCCTGACATACGGTGCCCGGACGTACTTGGATGTGTACTTGCCCAACAATCCCAGATCAAAGAAAACCTGTTGGGATGCACCGAACGAGATGTCAAGCTCTTGGGCAATCTCAACCGGGCTGGCGCATCTCTTGGCTTCCCGGTCATACCAAGGGCTCCTTGCCTTGCTGCCCTCGTAGTACAAGCCAGCAGCTTTCTTTGGGTGAAGTGTCCAATGCAGCCTTACCTGCTTGATCTCTTCGTTCTGTGCGACCGCGTGAAACGCATTGTTGGTCCCGTTAGGCGTCGAATTGAAGATTCGCGAGTTCGTTGCATCGCGGGTCGCTGCAAGCGCGCGATAGCCCGCATCAACATCAAACGCCGCAAACTCATCAAGCCCGATCGCAGTTCGCCTATCGCCGCGAGCCACATCTCCCGTCGTTGACTCACCGTCAATCGTCGATCCATTCGCATTGTTGCTAAGTCTCAGCTTTGTCCGAGAGAATGATGGAAGCATCCAACCCGGCAGATGTTTCATGACAAAGTCTATCTTCCAAAACAGCGACTTCGGGTTGCCCGCCTTGTCAACATAGTCCTCATTCCTGCTCACCAGTAGGAACGATTCGCCATCCCGGAACATCCACCGATATAGGAAGATTCCCACCAGCATCCAAGAAGCACCCATGTCACGGCTCTTGCTGATGCAGATGTCGCGGACCCCGATGGAGTCATTGATCTCACTGATTGCGTCATCCTGAAACCCATAGGTGACCATGGGGACCACGCTGGCTGAAAGCCTCGGGTCATAGGTGAAGACGAAAGAGTTCCACCAGAACAAGATGTCAGACCTGCAAAGAGCAAGAAGATCCGACTGCACGCTCTTGTCAGACCCTGCGGCCCGAATCAGTGCCTTGCGATAGTCGATGTTTTCAACGAGGCCACGGGGTGCGACCTTGTGAGCATCAAGCATTCGCCACTTCCCCGGCAATCTTCCTCACCCGGTCCAGAGCCTCGATCAGCCGCTCTTCATCGTCAGCAGCGTCATTGGCTTCTTCAATCTCACGCTTGGTCGGGATGACAACCTGCTTGAAGATCTGGGTGTAGAACTGATCCGGGTTCTTTCTCGCCCAACAGAGCATCCCCCAAGCTGCCGTGCTTGGGGCAGATTCCCTATCTACGTCTTCGACTGGGAGGTTGTCCGCCACCCACTTGACGTTGATAACGTCATTTGAGGGAACAAAGCCCCCCCGGGGAGTGGCTCTCTCCTCCGGGGAGGGGGTGGGGGGAAGGCTTTGCTTTGCTTCTTTGGTCTCGGCCTTTTTCTTCTTCCACTCAACTTTAACGTCTTCAAGGATATCTGTCAAGCGTTCTCGGTCGATCTCGAACTCCTCGTTCAAGATTCCCTCCCGCTCCAGATAATGATGACGCCCGTCGTTCAGCTCCTTGGACCGTCCGTAGTAAGCATCCTGCCACTCCTTGGGCTGGGCAGCAAGGAAACGCTTCTTGGCTTCGCGGAACAGTGGATCCATGGGCTCAGTCTACGGATCGGCTTGACATTGGGCAAGTATTCTCTGCTTTACGCAGTTCCGACACGACCCAGTCAACCAACTCCGGGCTCCTGACAATCAGGCCAGCCACCGCATGTTCAAGACATCGGATGTGATTCTCTTTGAGAGGCAAATCGTAAATGTCACAGATAGCCTCGAAGGTCTCATGGATCAGAGTCAGTGCAGCCATCTCGCCCCGGATTGGGCCGATCTTGATCTCATGCCTCGGGAAACTGTTGAACTCGCCGAAATGGTCAAGGCCTAGGTCTTGGTTCACTGGAACCCAGACCGAGCCGATCCACGCTCGCCCAGTTGGTACCCCCATACCTAGCCCCCAATGATGACCCTCTCAATGTCAGCCCAGTCCCCGGTCCGGACAAATACCGGCGGGGGGATTTGCAGATCCAAGGCCTGATCCGCCACCTGAGACTCAAGGTGGGCCACGATGGCATCTACGTCATCCGGGGTGACTTCGTCTTCCATGTCGTCATAGATCAGGTTGCTCAGGCGATCAATCGAGTAGACAGCGATCTGGAATCGACCCAAATTGGCCCACCCCACAATCGCCTGCTCGATGCCATCCACCACGATCATGCTCATGCCCCCGAAGCCTAACACCCTGATCTTCCCATGAACACTCAAATGTCTGGATAGACCGGGGGCCTTTCTCCCAACCTAGGCCTCCTGCTCGGAGACAAGGCACAAAGGAGATCACTGGCTCAACACTCGCTGAAACTTGCCGCTGGTTGGGAGACCCCGCAATCCCGAAGGACAGCCCTAATGGCGGGGCTTTGAAGATACGGCAAGTGAGTCGCGAGATTTCTGGCCTGTTTGGCCTTCCCGATGATTGGCCGGTACCAATCACCTCCCACTGGGCACTCTAGAAACGCCTTTGGATCAGGACTGAGGACCGGATTGGCTACCGGCTAGGCGTGTTCCCGAAACCTGCTGACGCCCCTCATAGCCTTGAGACGCCAGATTGAGCCATGTATGAGTTGTGAAACCACCGACCGAACCTGCGCACGACCGGTGGCGAGGAGGAAAGAGATCAGACAACGAGGATATCGGCTGTTTCGTGATCGTCAAGTGATACAAGTTGGAAAAATCCCCTCGATTGGAGGGCTACATTGTATCGAAGCCCCCCCTGCGGGGTCGCGGTTAAAGATAGGTACCTGTTCCTACCTTATGGGGGGCCTTCTCTCTCTCGCCTAGCCTAGGCCGGTCGATACTTGAAACTCCGGACAATCCATGCCACAATGCGGGCGTCGGGGAAACGTCTCCCCGGCATTCAATCACCCCGCCACCTAGCCTAGGTGGCACCGATGGAGTCCGAACCATGGACCGATTCACGACCCCCAACGATGTCATCCGAACCTATGTCCAGTTGGAGATCGCCACCCGCGACCGTCTCCGGAAACTATGGGCATTCGTCCGCGACGACATCGACGACCCCGAAGCCTTCAAGGTCGAAACGATCGACAGTCTCACCGAAACGGGCTGCGACCCGAAGCGGTTCCGGGACGAGTTCAATCTGGCCATGGCCATGGGCCCGTTCGATGACGCGCATTCTCACCCGTTCGCCTTCACTCCGCAGATGCAATCCGCGATCGGCAAGGTGGCCGAAGTGGCCGGGGTCGATCGGGACGATGCGTGGGCGATGATCTGCGAATCCCACCCAACGACCGGGGCATCGAAGATCCTCAGCCTCATCCCGGAGATCGCAGGCAAGGCGGCGCAGGACGCCATCGACAAGGCCATCGCGCTCCTGTCCGACAATCTCACGGACGAGCGGGTCGTCGCCTTCATGTCCGCCTGACCTAGCCTAGGTCCAACCCCCAACCAACCCCACGAACCACGGGGGGCCTTCCGGCCCCTCGCGGTCTTCGCGTCCCGATGTCCGGGGCGCATTCTCAACCCGACCTAGCCTAGGTCACGATCGGAGTATCACGATGGACAGTTACACGCGGTTCCTCATTGACAGCGGGGCCATGGCCCCTAGCGACATCGGCACGAGCCGTGACATTGCCCGGACCATCCGGGCAATCCGGAGCAAGCCCACCACCACCGAGCAGGAGATCACCGAGCGGACCGGTTTCAGTGTCACCCAGCAGGAGGATGTCAACACCGAGATGCTCGAATATGCGATGGCGGGGATCACGGCGTCCAGCCCCGCGCGATTCTGCCCGCTTCCGGATGGAGGTGGCAAGTGAGCGCATCCAACCCCAAGAAGATCCAGAACGGGATCCGGATTGTCACCGAGACGGAAGTCACGCCCGATGTCTCCGTTTTCCTCGGCACCTCCGGGGATGCGTCGTGGGTGTGGGTCACCGTTTGCGGGAACACTCGTGGCGGATTCGAGCGGTTCTACGACGCCGCCGATGCGAAGCGGGCGTTCCGCTTCCACGTTGAGAATGCGAAGAAGGCCTAGCCTAGGTCACAACAGAGGAAACAGATCATGAGCAACAACAACAACAACAACGATCTCCCCGCTTTTCTGGTGGGCTGCTACCACAATGGCATTCTCCGAACGGAGATTGTCGCAATCGGACTCCCCGACAGACACTACGGGCCGGATGCTCCGCCGGTCCCGGACATCTACACCAAGCAACTCCAGAAGATGGCGGTGGAGGCAGGATGTCGGACTCGGAACCGAGACAAGCCGCTCGGATCCGGGTGGGTGCAGGTGCGGCTGCGAGCGAACAGCCGATCCACTGCCGTGAGCATGTTGCGGGCAAGGGATCCATTCAACAAGCTCGCCGAGGACATGGGCGACGTTGACATCGTGGTGCTGAGTGACGCAGCAACGTGGTCGGACTTGGAGTATTCGACGACGATCCGTCTCACGGCGGAGCAGTATGCCGAGCTTCAGAAGCACGGGAACCTGTCAGAACTCAACCTTCGCGACGACCAAGAGGAAGAGTCTCTCGCGCACATCGTCAACGATCACAGGAGATACGTCGATTCAGATTGCGGACACAAGTGATGGACCCAGAGAACCACGAGTGCGAGAACTGCGGCACTGTCACCGACGCAACCGAAGTGGACTACTGCGACGGTTGCCATCAACCCTTGAAGGAAACAGATCAATGACACAGATTCAAATCACAGCAGGCGGCAAGCCGGTCGGTGAGCCGGTCAGTACCACCCCACTCAATCTGGTGTACAAGTCTCCGAACATGCACGAGGAGCTTGGGTACCCCGATTGCGTTTCGGTTGACAGTCAAGCAGCTATGTACCACGCCGAGCGTGTGGTCCAGCCGCATGTCTTGACAATGGACGCGATGAAGTACGTCTTCGGTGAGGGGCTCCCTTCCCCTCTCAGCAATGGCGGGTTCGGAGTCAAGCACCTGTTCGGAATGCTGGACTTGACATTCAAGTTCATCGACACCGTCAACGTGCCAGTTGTGATGAAGTACCCGGAGACCGGGCTTCATCCAGCGGCGGCGGTCAAGCTCGGCGATATTGTCATCGCCCTCATGCAGTACCAGCAGACGAAGAAGTGGGCACTCCCCACATCACAGTGACCTAGCCTAGGTCACACTGTCAGATCACAAGGCCCGGCATGTTGTCGGGTCGTTTCATTCACATCGCAACACAAAGGACAAACGCGATGTCACATGTTGAGTTCGCCAATCGTTACATGGGCTTCGGCCCTCTCACCTCCGACGCTTTCACTCTCGATTCGGATCTCCCCGCCCTTGGCCTTCCCAAGGGCACCAAGATGTGGATCACACTGTCCCCCTACTACAAGCGGGGCAACCAGTCTCTCTATCTCAATCTGTTCAGCAACCTTCGATACACGGGGGTCAACGGGCCGGGGCAGGGGTCACGCAAGGATGACCACATGCACGAGCATGGGTACAAGTGCAAGGTGTACAAGAACAGGGCAGGCAACATTGACGTTGTGTTCCCCGGGTTCTCTCCCGCTGCTTCTTTGACTGACGACCAGCTTCACCTTCAGGCTGCCATCCACTGCCTGCTCAAGAAGGCAAAGGTCTGGAACTCTGCATCTTCCATGCCTCATCCGCAGCTCGAATACCTTCTCGATCTGGACTGGGATGTCTTGATGGAACTCACCAATCCGATCCCGGATGCTGCTTACATCAGGTCACTGCCTGTCAGTACCTACCGAGCGCAGGCCCAGAGGTGGACCGGGCTCAGTGCGGATGCGGCACCCCGTCGCATCGGCGGTGTCATTGATGCGATGACCAAGCAGGACCCAGTCAGTCCGTGCAAGCAGCATCCGGGCTGGAAGAACTACTTCGAACACCCGCTCGTCCTCAATACGGAAGAGGTTCAGATTCCTCGCCCCACGGGGAATACTGCGATGGCCCCTGCACCCACTGTCAATCCCACGCCGCAGACTGCACATCCGGTCACGCCACCCCCGATGCCATCGGGCACCGAGGACTTGGCTACCCAGATTGCCAGCCTCACGCAGCGTGCGAAGATTGCCGATGACATGGCGGTCGAGGTGTCGATCCTCAAGCAGCGTAATGACAAGCTGCAAGCGGACATCGAAGAGCTGAAGAACAGGCCGCAGGTGGTCATCAGTACATCGCCGAAGTTCACCGGCAATGGCAATGTCATGATCGGCGGCAAGGAGATGGAACACTTCGACCTCGCACCGTTGGGCGACTGGACAGTGCCCGAGATCAGTCCGACCTATGACCTCGATGGCTGGGGTGCCCACTTCAAGTGCGGCGATCTGGAGGAGAGTTTTACGATCGGCGATGTCATGCAGGGCATCCTGACCACCACCCCCACCCGACTCATCGGTCCTCCGGCAACGGGCAAGACCTCTGGCATTGCGCAGGCCTGCGCCCACATGGGTATCCCGTGCCGTGTCATCCAGTGCGGCAAGGGTCTCACCGAGTACACGCTGCTCGGCGAGCAGACCATCGAGAACGGCAATGTCGTCTGGCGTGATGGCGTGTTGCCGAGGCTCTGCCGTGAGGTTGTCGAGGGCGTGCCCCACTTCATTATCTTCGACGAGATCGATCACCTCTGCCGGATGATCCAGTCACTCCTGCATGGTGTGCTGGAGGGTCGCACCCTTGACTTGCCCAATGGCGAGAAGATCACGATCCCCGAGAATGTCATCTGCGTGGCCACGGCCAACACCTATGGCACCGGCGATGTCACCGGCAGGCACGCTGCCGCTGCCGTGAGCGACGATGCGTTCATCTCTCGATGGACTCGCACGTTCACTGTCAGCTACCTCAAGCCCGACCGAGAGAAGGAGTTGCTGCTCTCGCATGGCATTCCGTCCAACCGTATCGATGGACTCATGAAGTTCATCAAGGGTACCCGGGATTCAGCCGAAGCCATTGACAAGGGCGACCAGTCTGATGGTGTCCGCACCCCGGTCACTCTTCGCACCTTGCTCCCGCTCGCACAGGAATGCGGCGGCGATGACAA